ACATAGGACATAGGTATGGCTACACTATGACTCATGAAGGTAAGCAACCCAATACATGCAAAGCCTTAGATCATTGGAAGCGTAAAGGATGGCATTAGATAAATTAAATAGCCGTAAGTATCGCAACCACAAAGAGCGAGTGTTTGCTCGCGATGGTAGGCAATGCAGATACTGTGGCAATGATGAGAACTTGCAAGTAGATCACATCATTAGCCGTAAGAACGGTGGCACTCATGACATGGATAACTTACAAGTGTTGTGTCGTGACTGTAATCTGCGTAAATCATCGAAGGATGAGGGCGTTTTTTTAGCACAAACGGCTACCCCCCCTGTCTTTTCTGCCCGTATATCCCCGATGCAGTCCGAACCGATGCAAGATAGTCCGTTTAAGATTCGACCTAATCCAAGTCAATGACAGATAAACCCAAAAGAGTCCAACCCCTACGAGGGGCAACCGAACCGAGGGTTCACAGCCCACTTCTTAAGGGCAAATCTCGCTATAAAGAAATCCTAGACATGGTTGATCGTCTAAAGATGGACAAGCTGATGCCATATCAGGAATTCGTGTTAAAAGACATGATGGCTGTAGATAAAAAGAATAACTATCGGCGCAAGACATCTTTGCTGCTCATATCTCGTCAGAATGGTAAATCGCACTTAGGCAGAGTGCGTGTTATCTGGGGCATGTTCTATGGCGATGAGAAGAAGGTCATCATCATGTCAGCCAACCGCGCAACCTCGCTAATGCTCTTTCGAGAGATTGCATGGATCATAGAATCAACTCCGGAATTGAAAGCAATGACAAAGGCAATTCGCTACGCCAATGGTGGTGAGCGAATAGAGCTGCTTAATGGTGCAACACTCGATGTCATATCTGATAACTCATCTAGCCCACGCGGACGAACCGCAGACTTGCTATGGATTGATGAAATCCGAGAAATCTCAGAAGATGGTTATAAAGCTGCAGTTCCTGTGACCAGAGCACGCGCAAACGCCCAAACATTCTTGACATCGAATGCGGGTGACCATTTCAGCAGCGTACTCAATGGCTTAGTTGAACGCGCTAAAGATTATCCGCCTGAAACCTTTGGCTATTACGAATACAGCGCACCGCAGTATTGCAAGATTGATATCACATCGGATTACTTTTGGAAAAGTGCTGTAGCACCTAGCAATCCTGCACTTGGCTACACAATTACAAAAGAATCGATTGAAGAAGCAATAGCAACTAACCCAATCGAGCAGACGAGAACAGAAACGCTCTGCCAATGGATTGACAGCCTTCAATCGCCCTGGCCGCATGGAGTCTTGGAAGAAACCTCAGATAACACTCTCGAGATGGCTGTGGGGGCTTACACAGTCTTTGCTTTCGATGTAAGTCCGTCAAGGCGTAACGGATCGCTGGTCGCAGGTCAATTACTGCCAGATGGTCGAATCGGAATCGGAATCCTAGAAACCTACAGCTCACAGATGGCAATCGATGAACTCAAGATGGCAGCCAGCATTAAAGCCTGGTGCGACATCTATAAACCGCGATTAGTCTGCTTTGACAAATACGCCACACAGACGATTGCAGACAGACTTTCACAGGCTGGTGTAATGACAGAGGATGTTTCTGGTCAGCAGTTCTACAAAGCCTGTGGTGACTTATTAGAAGGATTAGTCAATCATCGAGTCGTTCACAATGGACAGGCAGAATTGATCCAGCAGATGAATAATTGTGCAGCTAAGGTCAATGACTCTGCTTGGCGAATTATTAAGCGAAAGTCGGCTGGTGACATCTCAGCACCTATCGGCTTGGCAATGGTTGTATCGAAGCTGATGTTGCCTGCTCCAAAGCCTCAAATTATTACCTAGACACGAAACCCATAAATTGTCAAATATTAGACAAAGTGTGCTAATATGTAAACATGGGTCGTATACTGCAAACATTCGGATTACAAACTAAACCAATCCTCGAAGCGCAGTCCGCCCCTCAAGTTTTAGGTGAGTACTCGCCTTATGCAATGCCATTTCAATATGCCTATGTTTCACGAACAGAAGCAATCTCAGTTCCTGCATTACAACGATGCCGCAATCTTCTTGCTGGCACAATCGGTGCAATTCCTTTAGAACTTTATCGCAAATCTACAAATGAAGAAATTGCTCCACCAGTATGGATGGAACAACCTTCATATTCACAGCCACGATCAGTAACAATCGCCTGGACTGTTGATTCATTATTGTTTTACGGACAAGCCTTCTGGAAGGTTGTCGAAGTTTATAACGAGGATGGCAGACCATCACGCTTTGAGTGGATTGCTAACTCTCGCGTAACTGCAACACTTGATTCTACAAATACATTCGTTCGTTCCTATGCAGTAGATGGCACTACATTGCCAATGGACGGACTAGGTTCTCTCATCACATTCCAGTCATTAGGCGATGGCATTTTAAATAGCGGAGTCCAGACAATTCGCGCTGCTATCGATGTTCAGAAAGCCGCTGCTGTTGCAGCAGGCACTCCAATGGCTACTGGCTACATTAAGAACAATGGAGCAGACCTCGATCCTAAAGAAGTTCAAGGATTGCTTAACGCATGGAAGAACGCACGCAATAATCGTTCAACAGCGTATTTGACATCTACTCTTGAATACACACCAGTTTCATTTTCACCTAGAGACATGTTATACACAGAGGCGATTGAACAATTAGCCACCGAAGTTTCCAGATTGTGCAATGTACCTGCTTACTATGTTTCAGCAGATAGAAACAACTCAATGACTTATGCGAATGTCCAAGATGAGCGCAAACAATTCTTAGCATTATCTTTACAGCCATTTATCACAGCTATTGAAGATCGCTTATCGATGGATGATATTACTCCTCGTGGTCATGTCGTGAAGTTCGACATCGATAAAAACTTCCTACGCACAGACCCATTGCAAGAACTTGCAGTAATTGAAAAATTGCTATCGCTTGGACTCGTCACAACAGAGCAAGCGATGGAAATGACAGACCTATCACCTAACGGAAGCAACGGTATGGCATGAACCAAATCGTAACCCTTACAGCCGAACTCACAGCGGATGCGGCTAGCCGCACCATCTCTGGCAAGATTGTGCCATTGAATGTTGAAGCAGGTTCAACCAATTATGGCAAAGTAATTTTCGAGTCAGGCTCGATTGAGATTGATGATCCTAAAGCAATTAAGTTGCTTAGCCAACATGACATTAAGAAGCCTATTGGTCGTATGGTCAGCTTCTCTGAGTCAGAAGATGCAATCTATGCAACATTCTCTGTAAGCCGTTCACAACGCGGTACAGAAGCACTTATTCTTGCTGAAGAAGGTTTACAGTCCGGACTCAGCATCGGCGTAGAAGTTATCAAATCAAAAATTAAAGATGGTGTGACTTATGTGTCCTCATCTCGAATGGTCGAAACAAGTTTAGTAACAGAGCCAGCATTTAAGTCTGCTCAGGTTACTGATATTGCAGCAGAAGAAGCCGAAAAGGTCGAAGAAGCTGTAACCGAAACCCAACCAAAAGAAAGCGAGACAGTAGTGGAAGAAACCACAGCAGTCGAAGCAACACCATCAGTAGAAGCTGCGGCTGTCGAGGCTGCTCGTCCTACTGTTACAGCAATGGCTTACACAAAGCCACGCATTGAAATCACAGCTGCTAAGTATGCAGAAAACACAATCCGCGCAGCACTAGGTGATGAGTCAGCTCGTCAATACCTACTTGCAGCAGACAACACAACAGACAACGCAGGTCTTGTACCAACACGCCAACTGTCTGAAATCATTAACCCACTTGGAACAACAATCCGTCCAAGCATCGATGCAATCTCTCGCGGAGTGCTTCCAGATGCAGGTATGACATTCGAGATTCCTAAGATTACACAGATGCCAGCAGTCGGCGAAGTTGCAGAAGATGCAGCATTCACAGACACAGATCAGAACTCAGCGTTCTTGTCAGTATCTGTTAAGAAGTACGCTGGACAACAGACATTCTCTGTTGAACTTCTAGATCGTACATCTCCAGCATTCTTCGATGAGCTAGTTCGCAACATGGCAGCAGCTTACGCAAAGACAACAAACGCAGCAGTAAACGCTGCACTTATTGCTGGTGCAACAGCAGATGCAACAACAACAGTTACATATCCAACAGCAGCAGAATTGCTAGGAATTGTTGCTCGCGGTTCAGCTTCTGTTTACGCAGCTACAGCAGGACTTCCAAACCCATTTGCTCGCAACATGGTTGTATCAACAGGACAATGGTCAAACATCATGTCACTTAACGATTCAGGTCGCCCAATCTACACAGCATCACAGCCAATGAACGCAGGCGGACAAGTTGCGCCTACATCACTTCTAGGCAATGTTGCAGGACTCAACCTTTATGTTGATCCTACAAACGCTGGCGATGGCGATGGAACAATTCTCATCGTAAACCCAGATGCTTACACATGGTATGAGTCACCAACATACCGCCTACGCGCAGAATCAACTGCAGCAGGTTCAGTAACAATCGGCTACTACGGCTTTGGCGCAATCGCGACTAAGGTCGGAGCTGGTGCGTTTAAGAACAACAAGGCATAAGTAATACCCTAAGTCGCTGGGAGCGGGGCGCAGCCCTTGCTCCGCTCCCAGTCTTTAGAAAGGAATAGAATGTCACTTTGCACAGTTGCAGAACTTCGCTCAGCACTTGGTGTTGGCTCGCTATACGCTGATGCCACCCTTCAACAAACTTGCGATGCAGCTGATGCCGTCATTCTTCCAATGCTCTGGGCTCCTAAGTGGTTCCCAATAGCACACAGCAACATTGTTGGCACAGGCACTTTATACTTTGATATTCCTGTTAAAGAAATTTTCTATGTTGGTCAGACTGTAACTATTGCTAATTCTGGCACTAAATACAATGGCTCCAAAACAATTACAGCCGTTGGTGCTTATTCAATTTCAGTTACAACAACTCACACAACTGAACAACCTAAACATCCTATTGATCCATTTGGCACAGTCACAGCAGAAACCTACACAGACTGGACAGCCGATTCAGCAGTTCAAGAAGCTGCACTTATGATTTCAGTAGATATTTGGCAGGCTCGTCAGACAACTAGTTCAGGCGGAGTATCACCTGATTTTCAGCCTAGCCCATACAAATTAGGAAATACGCTTTTGGCAAGAATCAGAGGGCTCATTGCCCACGCACTTGATCCGCGTTCGATGGTCGGATAATGCCAGTTGCTCTCACTACTCTTAGAACCACGATTGCGACAGCATTAGTCGATAACGCTAAGTGGCAGACATTTGCATTTCCACCAGCAACAGTCTTGGCTAACTCAGTAATTGTTAGCCCTTCTGATCCATATTTAGAGCCTAATAACAATCAACATAACACTATTGCTCCAACTGCTAATTTTAAGATAATCATCACCGTTCCTTTATTTGATAATGAAGGAAACCTCAATGGAATTGAAGATGCCTTAGTTGGCGTGTTCAACAAACTCGCAGCATCCTCATTGACCTATAATGTGGGAGCAGTAAGCCAGCCAAGCGTTCTAAACGCGGCATCTGGTGACCTGCTTACTTGCGAGATGTCACTATCCGTTCTAACTACCTGGAGCTAAAATGTCCGAATGGGAAAAAGAAAACGAAGCCTTCCTGAAGAAAATCGGGCAGGTTACTTCAGCACCAAAGCCAGCATCTACTAAGAAAGACGAGGAATAATCCTAATGGCTGTATTTCTAAACAATAA